TTGAACGCAGAGCAGTTGCAGGAATGTCGTGCCCAGTGGGAGAGCGGGATTCCTGTGTCCGAGTTGGCCGAGCAGTTCGGAGTATCTCAGAGAACCATCAAGCGGTACAGAGCCCGAGGCAAGTGGGACCGTGAGAAAGGCGACCTCGACGAGACCACTCTCCAAAAGGCTAAAGAGCGGGTGAACGAGAGAATCGAGTTGTACCTGCATCAAGAAGAGACAGCGCTCAAAGCGGCAGTGGCTCAGAGTATGAGCAAAGCCAGAGAGACTGTGACCGAGGTGCTGGAGCGGCACAAAGACTTCAGCCACAGACTGGCCGGAGTGATGGAGCGGGAGATCGGCAACCTGGAGAACAACCCGGACCCCAACCCCTCGAAGCGGCTCAACCACATCAAGGTAGCCTCCGAGGTGATCAGCAGCATCCAGCGCATCGAGCGGAAGACCTGGGGCATCGACGACAAAGCAGACGCCAGCGACCTCGACCAGATTCTCATGGAGATCGAGCAGGAAGAGGAACGGCGCACAGAGGAAGTCAACTGACATGGCTAAAAAAGAAGACGTTCGTAAGGCTGCCATCAAAAAAGCTGAGGGCAAAAGACCCAAGGCGCAGAGAGAGGTGGCGTTCGTAACCCGCACGCTGAAGACTCCTAAGAAACCGGAAGTTTGGGATCTCATGAAAGCCGGCGGTGCTGTCGCCAAATACCCAGTAGACGAAATGATTGGCAGTTCATATGGACGGTTTGACGAACCTGCATCTCGTTTGGCAAAGGTTAGTAAACCGCAACTTAGCGCCTCTCGGATTAGAATGTTTCCCGATGCGGAGGAGCACTCCAAACGAAGAGACAGCGCTCACCTAGAAGCAATTATGCAGGGCGACAAGAAAGCGATAGAGCAGGCGAAGGTCTTGCAGCGTGTTCACCGTTTCGAGTTGGACGAACGGACAAGGCAAAGGAACTATGACCCCGATTTCTTTGAGAAAAACAAAGAAGGCACCGTTGAAATCCTAAAAGAGCGCATTAAGGCTTATGATGATGCACTAGCTGGCAAGTGGAAAGGAAACACCCCCCGCTCTGGCTATGGTAAAGAGAAAGAGTGATCATGGCCCGACGCAAAAAGATTAAGATGGACCACTTCTCGCTGGAGTTGATGCTCTCCAACATGATCGGGGAGATCGGCGGGTACTGGCACCACAACATGCGGGGCAACAGCAGCGTTGACGATATGATGCGCTACCACGTCCTTTATGTTGTCACCCGCACGCACGTCACCAACACGTTCAAGGCCATCAGCAACTTCGACGAAGACCACATGAACGACCGGCACCGTATGCTCTGGCACAAAACCAAAGAGTTTATGAACTGCCTGGAGACGTTCCCCGCTCACATTCACGAGAAACCCAAAGAAGTGGAGCGCTTCTGCGAGAACTTCGTTCCTTGGATCAAGGCTTGCTTGACGCTCATTGATACCCGTACAAGTCAGAAAGAGGCGGAAGCCGTCGCTAACAGTTAGGACCAATCATGGAATATGGTGAGAAGAAAAAGGGCAACCCCCACGGTAAAGGCAAGGGCATGGCGATCACCATTATGATGGGTATGCCTATGTCTAAGAAAGGCATGAAGGCTGGCAAGTCCCGTCGGGACGCAGTGAAGAAAGCCAAGGAAGAAGCCGAGCGGGAGAAGTTCGAGCCTCACATCATGATCGACCCAGAGTCCGGCAAGAAGGTCAAAGTGAAGACCTACGAAGAGCATCTCAAGCTGAAAGACGAAGGCTACCTCCACGAAGACGAGATGGAAGAGGAAGAAGAAGAAGAGTAGATGATTAACGACAAGGCACTCAGGCTCCGCAAGGAAGTCGAAGCCTGTCGTAACAACTTCTGGTACTTCGCTACCCGCTACGCCAAACTGTCAGACATCAATGGTAAGATCTGCACCATCGACCCGTTCGATGCCCAGAAAGAAATCATCTCCGGGCTCAACAGCCACAACAACATTATGATTCTCAAGGCCCGCAAACTCGGGTCGTCCACCGTTATCGCTCTCTACTTCCTCTGGAAGGTTCTCTTCTGGAGAAATACCAAGTGCGCTGTCGTTGCCCATGACGACAAGTCAGCGGAAGAAATCTTTGAAATCTATAAGTTCGCTTATCGCCACCTTCCTAAACAGTTTCAAATCCCAACCATCAAATCCCGTTCCGACGAAATGCGATTCAAAACAGGCTCGCAGATCAAGGTGGGTACGGCGGACTCTGAGCGATGGCGGTCCCAAACTTACCAGTACATACACGCTTCTGAGTACGCATTCTGGAAGGATCCTCAAAAGACCATGAGCGCCCTGTTCGGCACTGCCGGCAAGGAAGCTAAAGTCATCATGGAATCCACAGCCAACGGGCTCAACGCTGCCCACGAACTGTGGATCAAAGAAAACGGCTGGAATAAGATCTTCCTCAACTGGCTAGCCGATCCTCGCATGACGATGGAGCAACAACCCTACAATAGTTTCAGTGACGAAGAGGATAAGTTCGCTGAAGACCACGGCCTAACCCCAGGACAGAAGAACTGGATGGCCAAGCAACTGCGAACCAAGTGCGGTAACAACTGGGATGCCTTCAACCAGGAGCATCCGGTTACTGCTGAACTCTCCTTCATAGTTTCTGGCGCACGCTTTTTCAAGACACCGTTCCCATACACCGATTTACGGGAAGGATACGAGCAGTGGCACGAACCGTTGGACTACAGAATATACACAATGGGGGTCGATACTGCGTCTGGGTCGCCAGGGGGGGACTACAGCGCTTTTATGGTGTTGGATGTTACCAAAAAACACGACATCAAAGTGTGCTCCTCCTTCTACGACCGAGTAGAGCCCGCACTATTCAAGGAAATCGTTGATAAAGAGGCCCAAAAGTACCACGATCAGAAGGGTTTAACCCACCAATGCTTGATTGTTGTCGAAACAACGGGTGGTTACGGCATCCCAATCATCGAAAAGTTACGATCTGAGCACCGCAGACTGTATCGACGCATCAAAGAAGACAAAGCAGGTGGCAAATGGACCGAACTTTTGGGGTTTAACACCAATGCGTCCAGCCGGCAGCAGCTTCTTTCACGCGTATACGAGTATATTACCCGTGGTTGGCTCGATATGACCTGCCCAACCTTCCTCAGAGAGGCAAATGCGCTGATTTACAACAAGCGAGGGCGGGTTGAGGCGTCACCAGGCAACCATGACGACATGATCTTCGCCTGTGGGCTCGCTCTGATGGGGCTAGACCAGATTCATGGCATCAAAGCCAACGCTGCCAAGTCGTTCAAGCCAAGGAACATCCGGCAGATGCTAGATTGGGAGCGACGTAACGGCAGAGGGTACGTCCCAACCGAGGAAACCGAACTCCAACCGTTCCACGAAGTCGGTTGACGTTTGACAGACTGCCAAAATGGCAGTTAGATACGCCCACTCGTGCGCGTGGCCGTAAAACACGATTACTTGGAGGCGTAAAATGGGCATCGAAATTACAGATGCAGATATGGATCGACTTTTCGCCGGGTCGAATGAAGCCGAGCCTTCGGGCTCCAACGAGGTCCAGACCGAAGAGGCAAATACTGCGGAGGCCGCACCGGAACCCGCACCAGAGCCCCAGGTCGAAACCGCTACGGAGGAAGAGACGGGGCATGCAGTCCCATATTCTCGATTCTCCAAGGTCATTGCTGCTCGTAACGAGGCTCAAGAGCGAGCCACCAGTTATGAGGAGCGTCTCGCTTCGCTGCAACAGGAGCTAGAGGAAGCCAAGCGCTTCCGGTCCTATATGGACCAAATGCAACCTCAGCAGACGGCGCAGCCTGCCGTAGAACAGGCCGAAGAGGAGTGGATCGACCCAGCGGTAAGGTCGCAACTCGAATCAATGCAGCAACGGTTGCAACACTTCGAGTACAACACCCAGGTAGACCGTGAGACTCAGAACGTTCTTAGAGAGGTGTCCTCTGCCCAGCAGATGCACCCCAGCGTTCCTGAAGAAGCGTTCTATGAGGCGTTGAATCGTGACCCTCATGCGGATCTCAACGCATTTGGCAGTATGTACACACAGCGTATTGCCGAGATTGAGGAGGCTGCGATCGCTCGTCATGTGGCGAGTCAGAAAACAGCCCCCGACGTTCCCCCGGAAGTCGGTTCTCAAACGGGGAAGAGATCCTCGGGACAGGCCGACACAAGTAAACAATCATGGCAGGACAGCCTAGATAAGCTGTTCGGCCTAACCTGATAAGGATTTAAGAAAATGGCTGTCACCTCTGGTGCTGTTACAATTGCTGAGATTCGTAACTGGATGAACGACACGTTCGTCTCGAAAGTCGAAGATCAGTTGAATCGCGAGATCCTTGCCGTCGAGTTGTTTAAGCAGCACAACACTGGCTTTACCGACGGGCAAGCGATCGTTCCTATTAACTATGCTCGGAATACCTCGGCTTCGTACCGTAGTGAAAACTCTGCGCTTCCCGATTCGGGAGAACTTGGCCGTGCTCGCCTGAGCGTTGACGCTAAGTATCTCTATAGTCGTATGTCCCTGAGCGGCCCTGCCATCGAGTCTGGACGCAACAACCCTAACGGCTTGAAGGCTACCCTTCAGGAAGAAATTGATGGTGCTTTGGAGTCCCTCTCCAACCGTGCCAACAACTACTTCTTCTCCGGCGGTGGCGTCATCGGCTACGTTTGCTCCAGCACTGACTTGAATGCAGCGCCTGTAGACTTCTTCGGAAACGTAGAGCACTTGGACACAAGCAACCCAGGGGGTGGTGCTAGTATCAGAGTAGATTTGGTTCGGATGGACACCTACGCTGTTGAGGTTTCAAACGCTCAGTTGCGTGTTGCCACCTCTGCGGGGACTTCGGAAGCAGCTTTCCAAGTTGAAACTTTAGCTGCTGCTGACTTGGCCGCCGTGCCGCAGGGAGTTCCTACTGCAATCCGCGTGCGTGCAGATCAGACGTATGCTGACACCTCCACGGAAACGGTTGCGGACCAGACTGTTGGTATTATGAGCAACTTGTCGCTCAAGGATCACTTCGGTTTGGATCGCAGCACAGCTACGGGGACGTACGCATCGCTTCAGTCTAACTTCATTACGAAGTGCCTAAAGACAAACGGCAATGGCGTCGACTTTACGTCTAGCATGTTGCAGGAGTTGTTCACGAAGATTCAGCGTCAGAGCGACAAGCGCCCTGAAGTTCTATTCGTCGAGCACGGGTTCATGGATCAATACGTTTCGATCCTGACCACCACCGCATCGAGCGGTAACTTCCGCATCACTAACAATCAGGCAGGCAAAGGCGCTGACGCTGGCTTCAACACCCAGCAGATGAGTTACGGATCGGTTCCGTTCCGTGCCAGCCGTCACGCTCCCAAGGGCTGCGTGATTGCTCTTGCTCCCAGCACCTGGGCGCATGTGACTCTCAAGGGTCCGGGCATGGCTGATCTGGACGGTAACGTTCTTAGTCGTATCACCGACAAGGATGCGTACGAAGCGTATGCTCGTTACTACCACAACCTGGCTGCTAAGCGTCCGAATGCCAACGGCATCCTGACGGGAATCAAGCACTCCTAGTGTTGTGGCTCGAAGCACTCCTCCTGATCGTCAGCCTTGGCCAGTTATGGTTCTTGGCTGCGATCTGGTGGGGTCTTCGGCGGCTTCGTCAACGGTCCCTTGACCTCCCCGTGTTCAGCGGGGGGGCTGGGGACAACGACGACATTGATGATGCCTACTACGGCATCAACTATCTGCGGGGGGACATCTGATGGCATTCGGCAGAGATGAAGAGATGCAGGCACGTCGTATCGCAGAGATGCGGCAGATGGCTCAGGCATCACGCCAACGACAAGGTGCGAAGGCTGATAAGGGTAGAGGTGTCGGCCAGATGATTGGTACTGGTGTTGGAATGGCTACCAGTCTGATTCCGGGCATCGGTCCTGCGGTATCGGCTGTCGCAACTCCAGCCCTGGCTAAGTTGGGCGGGGTGGCTGGTCAGTACGCTGCCGGTGGCAAGCCAAGAGGTGAGCAGGTAGCCATTGACGCTGCTGAGGGAGTTGTCGGCGGACTCGCTGGCGCTGCTGCCAGAGACAAGCAAGGGCAAACGAATCTAGCCAAGCTGATTGAGGCTTATCAAAACTCAGCCGCTTCCGGCACAAGCGCAGGCTAGGGGTCAAAGTGGAAGAGGATAAGAAGGCGAAGAAGATCAACGCTCTCATCCAAGAGTGCGATACTGATAAAGACCGTTACAAGCGCATTTGGGATATGTGCGCCCTCTTCCTGAACAATCAGCAGCACCTGCGTTATGACGATGCTCGTCGTCGTTTTGTGGCACGTCGTGCTCGCAATACATTTACAGCCAATAAGATCGTAAACCCGTTCCGAAACTTGCAGGCTAAACTTATCGCCACCTACCCATCGGTAGCGGTAGCGCCATCTTCTGACAGCGTAGAAGATATTCTCAAGGCAGAGTCCAGCGAAGCTGCTTTGTCGTACTACTGGTACACCAGCAAGATGAAGAACCTGGTCGGCAAGATGGTTCGCTGGATTCTGATGACGGGTAACGTTGGCGTGCTGACTCGATACAGCAAGCAGAAGGACCAGGTTGTTACAGAGGTTATTGCGCCTTACGACTTGTTCTTTGAGCCCGGTGCTACAGAGATTGAAGAATCCTCATTTGTAGCTATTCGCAAGATCGTGAAGAAGAAAGATCTCGAAGAGGCTTACCCGGATCACAAGGAGCAAATCAAAGACCAAGCAGAGGCTGGTCCTCCTCATGGCCTGCGGAGTTACTTCGGTTCCCAGATGCAGCAGCAGAAGCCTATTAAGGACACGGTTGATATTCACCATGTCTATTACAAAGATGGACGACACTGCGTCATCATGGGCCCGCATATGCTCTTCGAGACCAAGTGGCCAGGAACTGTTTTCCCCATACAGTTCATCCGCCATACGGTGACTGAGGGAGTCTTGTGGGGTATGGGCTGCATCGAGCCTGTTGTCGATGTCCAGATTCATTACAACCGCTCTCGCCAGCAGGTGATTGAGAATACGCTACTCACCGCAAACCCTCCATGGATGATCCCGAACTCATCTGGGGTGCAGGCCGGCATGATTACCGGCAAGCCTGGCAATGAGATTTTCTACGACGACACGGGTGGCAGAGCCCCTAACCCGGTGCAGATGCCGGGACTGCCTGCTTACGTACCTCAGAACATTGCCCAGTTAGAGTCTGAGATCGGCGATATTATGGGCATCCATTCGACTACGCTTGGTAAGCGTGCGATTGGTATCCACTCTGGTGCGGCTATTCAGAACCTTTCGGCCATGGATATGACGCAACTTCAGGTGACGCAGGATGACATCGAGGACGCCTTTGTTGATTTATGCAAAGTCGTCTTAGCCTTGATGAAGGCTCATTATACGGAAGCCCGCATGATCCGTATGATGGATGAGACTGGCGTAATGGTATATAAGCAGTTGAAGGACACAGACATTGCGGATGACCCAGAGATTCGTGTCGAGGTTGGGTCGCTCTTCCGTGATGAAATCCAAGATCGCGAGAAGCGTACCCTTGACCTGCTACAAGCCGGGTTGATCTCCAAGGAGGACGCTGCTCGTGAAATCGATTTCCGTACGGGTAGCAGTTACGTTACCAAGCGGATGCGGGCTATGAGCCATGCTCAAGAACTTCTGATTGCAGCAACCCGTGGCAGCACAATCGAGATATTCGCTACGGATGACCTTGAGGCATTCAAGCATGTCTTCGGTGACTTTATTCAGAGCGAAACGTACTACAGTCTTCCCTCCGAGATTCAAGACTACATCCGAGATGTGTTCGTTTCGGTTGAAACTTTCGGCATGCAAGACGAGCAGGCTCGCAGTCAAATGCTTGAGCGCACCGTGTTCCCACGCCAAGAACGATCCCCAGAGGATGCCAGCAAACTCATGGCATCTTACGGAGCACCTGCGGCGGCAGCGCAAGCGGCTCAAGAGCATGATGCGTACAGTGCCAGGAAGGCGTTCCGTCAGCAGATGGACGGGGAGGCAAACCCTGAACGTGGCATTGCCATGACCAACATGGGCGGTGGCGGATGAATACTACAGAGGTCTACAACTTCTTTCGTTCTTTGATTGACGAAGACGACACAACGTTCTTAACGCAGGCCCAAGCAGTGACAATGCTGTCGGAGGCTTACAGTGAGTTTCGAGACCTTGTGGTTAGTATTCAGCCTGATGTCTACACGAAGCAAGCGTTCATCACGCTGAGTAATAGTGATGTTTACGATCTAACAGCAGCAGACTCTGTAACGGGTACTCGCTTTCTCAGTACCTCAACTACTACAGCAACTACTGGCAACAAACTGCACCGCTTAGTTAGAATCGTGGCGATCGACAACACAACCAGCAATCAGGCATCGTATTACCTCACCCCGAAAAACAGCGTCGAGTTGCTCTGTGGCGATGACTACGCACGTCAGGGTAATAATATCTACTTCGGATACAAGTACACCGACACGTTCCGCATGGAGTTTGTGCCTTACCATACGGTGGACTTTGCAGCGTCTAACGCCTTTATCGATAACTTAGAGCAGTTTCATCCACTTATCGCCCTGATGGCTGCCAAGTATTACGAGATCCGAGACAACGCTGAGAACACCGCTCTGGAACGCAGGCGACAAGAGAAGATTAAAGAACTGAAGACGTGGCTCACACGTTTCTGGAAGGGTGGTGTAGCGCAGAGCACTCAACGACTCATTGAGGCTTTCTGATGGCTGCCACTACCGTAGAGGTTGAACTGGTTCGTGGCGGCATGTCGATGTCGCAAACGGACAAGCCGGACTGGGTGCAAAACCTCTGGCGTCCCCTGGGTTCTAACTCGTGGCAAACCCGTCCGGGCTTCGGCCAAGTGGACCAGTTCGATACAACGCTTATCGCCTTGACTGGAGCAGATCGCCTCTACCGGAAGCACTTAGGCAGTACGATTATTCATACTGACTTTGGGCATGACCAGATCATCAGCATTTTCATCAATGAAGCGATGTCCACCTCGGGCAACACGCTGACAACCGATAACGTAAACCCTATTCTGTTCTCGTCGTTCTACTCAGTGAATATCTATGATGTCGAAACGGGTGTGCGGTGGGAAGAGATCGTCCACCGTCATACGTCTCAGAACGTAGCCGATACTCTTCAAATGGATGAATGGTACGGCAACTACGAGTCGAACGAAACACAGGACAGACAGTCATACATCGCTGGTCTCGATGCGCCGTTCTTCTTCGAGTTCTTCGGCGACATCCTTTACATGGGTAACAAGCGGACAGGCATGCTGGCGTACTTCCCGGCAGACTTCCGCACATCTCGTAGCAAGCAGGTTCCCATTGCCGATAAACAGCAGTGGGTTTCGTCGTACTCGGAAAGCAGTTTGATCGTACCAGTTGTTCCTGTGCCTGGTGTGTTCGATGACGCTTATGTTTACTTAAATCAGACAACATTCCCCAGACCGACAGCCGTGGCTAATATGACCGGCAGATTGGTTGTTGCTGACGAGCGTAACGTTTACTTCTCCGACCCGAATCGGGCCAACCAGTTTGCTGCGCCTAACTTCATCACTGTGCCATCCAAGGATCCCATCACGGCCTTGGCTCCCATTGATGACAACCTGATGATCTTCACCAAGTCCGAGACCTTCCTGTACCAGCCATCTCGTGGCTTTATCGCCTCCAATGGCCGCCTCTCTCCGGTAAGTAGAGCCATCGGCTGCATGGGGGCATCAGCGCTTACGAGCGAGGGAGATACGGTTTACTGGGTAGACCAGAACGGTGTCTACGCAACTCGTAACGGTATGCAGTTGCAGACTCTTTCGGATGGCATCAGGGCGTTCTTCACGGGTAGTGTTACATCTCCCGTTACATCGTACTTTCAGCAGACTGGATCGACCGACATGACGGTTGAGCAGCCCAGGAGTGTTTACTCTTTCGAGGGCGATGAGGTGGTCAGTGTCGTTTATAACGCTGACACTGACAGTCTGCTGTTCTCGGTCGATAAGTTGAATGTGTGCTGGTACAGTCGGGATGCTGGGGCCGAATGGTCGATCTGGCCGATGGAGAGCATCGTCAAGGTTACAGGCAGTGCGTCCAAGGTCGGTGTCACAAAGAACATTACGAACCCGTTTATTCTCTCGGGTGAGACGGGCATCTATCTCGTTAGTGGTATCGAAGAGCAATCCATTACGGACTCTATCTCGTCGTCTACCGTGACTGCATCAAGTTATCAGCTTCTGCGTTTGGGCAGAGGTGGCGGCCTAGATAGAAGCATTGAGGATGAAGACAACAGAGTCTTTAGGGAAGATGACCTAGTTCTGCGGACTAACGACCCTGCTATCGAGTCCCGCTTCTACTTTAGGAAACCAGAGGTTCTGGCTGATGGCACCCATAGGATCCCCGTAGAACTTGTGCCTAGTTCCTCAGTAGCAGGGATTACCCGCATCGATATTATTATGCGATTCAATAACACCTACTGGGAGCCTGTGGTTAGCAGCGGAGCGTTTCTCGACATAGAGTTTCCAACTGAGCGCATCTACGGCAGTGGTGGCTGGAGTGTTGGCACAGCGGCAAATGTAGGCACAAACTCTGAAGCACAGGTATACAGCGCCTCGGGCACTCCTGACGCTACTGGGGTTGAGTTGCGTATTAAGTTTAACGCTGCCCACTCAGCACTGGCGGCATTGCCGTTAGCGTTCCAGTTTCCGCACCCATTGTTCTACCTAAAGATGAAGCCCAAGACGGTCTCGGAACCTAAGAACCTGTTTGGGTACGGCTTCTCTATCCCTTCAGCCTCATCTGTAAATATCAGCAATGGGATAACGACTGAGAACTCCGATGTTATTATCCATCGCCCATTCTACCTAGTTAGCAAGCACGCTGATGATGACGTAGCCCAGCCAGTAGACTGGGCCTACATGTCCCGGCAGGTGGGCATCGATGAGCAGCGGCAAGTACGATCCCGTGGCATCTATGCTCAGTTGGTAAGTCATGGAACCGGAAGCACCCCTGTAGTGTCCGGCTGGCTTTGGGGGCTCTACAACGTCGTCATGGGTGCAGACTGGAAGACATGGACCACCCAAGTGCTTGACTTTACAGGCAACGGCACTGGGGATCAGACTGCAATCGAAACACAGGCGTCTAAGGGAACTATCAGAACACGGGCTCTGGACGCAGCGAGCGCCCTAAAGAAACGTACCTTTAACAACAGCTTGAGGTACGGAAGTTACCTGGTGGACGAAGAGCAGCTAGATGTTATCGCCACCTCCTTGTCTGTTAAGGGCAAGCACATCGGCCACATGGCGTTTGGTTTTGTTAAGAACCGTGCTGAGAAGCTGGTTATCAATAGTATGCGTGCTGCTATGAAGTCTGCCGGCGGTCGTCGGAGGACCGGGCGATGAGCATGTTCCGTGAGGTTCTTGCTCGTGATCGCAGCAAGGAAGAAACCAGCAACAATGCTTTAGTGCAAGAGACTGTAAGCCGCCTCGATGATCTGGGTGAAACTGTCCTTGAGCGTGGAGCGGCCGTCTCCGAGCCTAGGAAAAGCGACAACTTGGTCTTTGCTCTGGCCGGACCTCATGGTGGACTGCAAGTCGAGAAGGACGGCCTGCATGTCGGCGGTGCCGTCGGTGCTACGTTTGATCGACGTGTTACCGTAGATAAGCACGCAACATTTGTGGGCTGCACCTTCGTTACAGAAGATCTTACGCAAGCGAGCCTGGTGACAGTTCGGGCAAATGCAAAGGCAGTCTTTCTGGGTTGTCGGTTCCAACGTGCGTCGAACACCCCGATCGACAAGACCTTTATTACCGTTGATGAAGACGGCAAGGCGGTCATCAGTGGGTGTATGCTTGGGGCTACAGATAACGAAACAACGTATGGTGCAGTGGACGGAACCGGTAACGCTATCGTTAACAATGCGGCAAACGCAGCAACTGATTGCCACGTTATCGGGACTGTGAATCATACTACTTGGTCGATCACCAATAGCACATCGACAGGGGTGATCTGATGTCCATTCGAGTATTTACAGACCAGCAGTTTTCAGATGGCACAACGATCGACGGCAACCGCTTAGAGCGGGCCATGCAGGAGCTAGAGGATCGTTTGGACGAGGTGCCAGACGGTGACATCCGCAACCGGTGGACACAGACACAACTGGTTGCGGGTTGGGCTCCGACAGTTTTAGCTGGTGCAACTGCGAGCGTCGGATCCCGACCTTGGCTGAGGATTTACAACTACTTTCGTGATGAGTTTAGTTACACGTCTACTGAGGCGTCCCAGAACAACTACCGACTCAAAGGCACCAAGGTAGAGCATATCGATCCGACTGAGTGGAATACTGTTACGCCAGATGACGACACGCAGTATGCCTTCACACAATCCATTGTCTTCAGTAAGCCTGTTATCATTCATGCGTTCGATGTTCTGATGATGCAGGACACAACAAGCAGCAGCCCAGCACCTGCATATAAGTTTGGAGGCGCCGCCTCGACACCGGGTATTGATATTCAAATCTCAGTGGATAACCCGTGGTCGCCAGAGGATCGCACGCAAAACGACATGGAAGTCCACGTTTACAACTTCGATGATACGTTTCAGCGTTTCAACTTGGTATCGACGACAGCAACCCAAGATATGACGCCAGCCTTCCCCGGCGGCAACAATGATGGTGTTGCTATTACAAAGAACGATCTGGCGATACCCGTGCATCAAGGAGCCAGAGTTAGGTTTTCGGTAACGATACCTAGATATGGATCTGGGACCACAACAGAGTACACAAAGTGGACGGCAACGCCATGGTCTTCATTTGCCCCCAGCTTTGTGCTGACTCTTCTGGAGCCAATGACCCATGCCTAAGATTGGATTTAAGCGGCTCGCCAAAGGTGTCGCATTACTCACGGGGCACATCCATACCCAAATCGCATCTGGTCTCAGTAGGCTGACGAGCACGGGTGTACAGCAGGACAACCTTGAGCGTAGCAATGGAACGTTCCGCTTAAACCTGTCGATCCCATGGCTTCCTGGCCGGGACGGCACCTCTGGTGCATCCAATAACCCTACTACGGGCAAGATGGCGATGCCGTTTACATTGCCTCCGTTGCAAGAGTTTTGGTCATCTACTGGTACAACTGACCCGACAACTCCCCAAGTCGTCTTGGAAGAGGTATGCTTTAGTTTTGACCAAAGGTCTGAAGCGGCAGCACTTACTCGATACTACAATCATGGTGGTATTGTTGCAGAGGAAGGTGAACTCGACTTCGATAAGACAGACAAGCTGGACCTGAAAATTTCCATTATGTCTAAGGAGATGAAGGTCTGGGCAGGCTCAGGGGTAACCAGTCTTACTCGGCAGAAATATGCCTTGGATTTACCAGGAGTAGAGTCGTTCGGATCGCCTAAGTTGAGACTCAATCCCTTTAGTCAGTCAGACCTTGAGATCGTTATCGATCCCTACAAAACGTATATGCTGGAGGTTTCGTTTCCCCAGCTTAATACTGAGTTTGCTCCTCCGCTCGAAGTATGCAGCATCTTGGTGTCCCTTAAGTTTCGCCACAAGATGGTCGCTCGCGATGGAGCGAGCACGCAGAACATCCCAACGGCTCACAACGGTGCGCTTAACACTAGCCCCGTAACGATTACCACACCGGGTGCTACTGATGTTATCGAGGCCGATGCGTCCAGCGGTGTTAATACCGTCATGGAGAAAATCGACAGCGTGTTCCGTGGCAAGTTGAACGCTGGCTACGACGAGAAGAGTAAGCGCAGAGATGCCGAGCGCATCTTAGATAACGCTACCTATGAGGTCATTGCAGTGCCCATGTTCGGGAACCGTGAGGCTGTACTGGGCGGGAGCGTGTTCTCTGCGGACCTGCCATACATTGGATCGTCACCATACACGGGGGAGACCGGGGACAGGCGCATCATCCCCCTGCATTTTCCGATGACCATTCATCATGTGATTGCCTGCGTTAACTACACTCGGACTGTCGACGGGGCGACACGAAGACCGACGACTACCACGCTCACCAATAAGATCGGTGTAGGAATCGGATCTGGCTTGCGGTCAGATGGTCGCTCGTATCGCCAAGTTGCTACTACATCTTGGACGGGCATCCCATCACACGCAGAAGGAATGATTGATGGTATTGGGACCGATGGCTCTACAGGGGCTCTGTGGGACTTGGTGGCGGTTCCCATCACATATGTTTCTGGTGCCGCATCGAGCAAGGGCTATCCAAGTCTCTCTTTATTGAGCGGGATCGCCAACCAGGGGAATCCGTTCTTCGCTGGGCAGACGGACAGCAACCTATCAACTCGATCCAACACCAGCCTGACCCTAAACGGTACTGCTGCCGCAAACTTCGGGCAGGAGCAGTTCCTAGAAGTGCGGTGGAATATTGTTGATTCAGTCGGTATGAATAACACCGGTAACTACAGCAACAACGAGACGATTGTTGGTCACGGTGGTCACTGGGTATTTATTATTGGTAAAAAGCATTTAGCGTGAGGTTGTTATGGCTAGTAGGTACACCGCAAGAGCTAGGCAAGAGAGCATGGAGCGGAAGGAACGTGAACAAGAAAAAGAACGGATGCTCTTGGACGAGTTTGGCAGAGAACGCGAGGCGACTAGGCGTCGAGGCGAACGAGCAATAGACGTAGCCAAGCAGCGTGCTCGTGCTATCCAAGACATTGAGGGTGCCGAACAAACAGCGGCGCAACAGCAGATTGGTGGTGTTCGTCGCCGCACTGGGCAGGCAGTCGCAGCGGCTTTCGATCCGTTCCAACAGCGAGGCGGTGGCCAACTTGCTGCACTAGGTCAGATGGCAGCAGAAAGAGGCGCACAGGAGGGCGGCATCGAAGCAGGTGCTACTCGGCGGATTGCTGAGGCCAGAGTTAAGGGCCAAGAGGCTCAACTAGAAGCACTCAAGTTTGAGCAGCAGGCAACACCGAGCGCAAGACAGGAGTTCTTGGACCTCCAGAAGGACATTAATCAGTTTATCGAACTCGATAGGGGCGATGCTGCTAACGCTGATTACATCATGCAAATTGCGAACACTGCGATGTCCGATGATGTTTACGCTCAACTTGTTAAGATGGCCAAAGAGTACGACGGGGGCATCAGCGGTGACGAACGCCGCCTGCAAAGAGCATCAGGACGCACCTATACACCGCCTGCAACCCAACGTGAATTTGATGATGAGGATCTGTAGTTATGGGCAGGGTAATCGACGACGGTGGAGTGTTCGCCCCTCGGCTTGAGTTGAAGCGCATCCAGCAGGGGCGCATCCCTTTCCGTGAGCGACTGGCTGAAAAGTACCTGTCGCCTACAGGTGTAGCCCAGACCATGAGGAACGTGGGGCAGATCGCCTCACTGCTCGGGGAGATTGAGTTCGACCCGATGAAGCAGAAGACCGGGCAGGACGCAGCAAAGTCCGTGGCGCAGCAGCGCATCGGAGGCGAACTACCAGAAGGCATGACACGGGTAGGTATGGCTACCGGACAAGGCGCTCCAAGCGTTGATCTAACTGCTCGTGAAGCAGGCAGAGAGGTTATATTGCCCGGCCGTGGCCGTACACCTGCCGGGCTCTTGGGGCAACCGAGGCAACGGCAAGAAATTTCTAAAGAGGAATACGAAAGAAGATTCCCAGAAGAAAGGTCAGTATATCCTGAGCAGCCAGGCGGTATTCCAGAAGCCAACTTAGGAGTTATGACCGATTTTGCACAGGGCCTGAAAGCCGCACCTGCTCTGGATAAACTAGCATCTGATGCTCCAATCAAAGAACAGGTCATGCCGACACAGGAAGAGTACGAGGCTTCGTTGCAACAGCCTGCCCCGACTCGCACCCCAACTGATCGGCCTTTCACTAAGGTTGCACCTGCTACTGCTCCCGTGCCTCCGGCTGCACCTGTGCCCGAGGCTATGGAGCCAGAGCCCTACGTCCCAACTGATCGTCCTGCTGCGCCCGCTGCTGCACCTGCTGCCGCTGCTCCTGCCGCCCCTGTCGCCCCAGCGATGACGTTGAAGCAGAGAGTACGCAAGGTTCTCGACGACATCTCAGCACCCACTTACGAGGGACAGCAGAACGCACTGCGGGCCATGGCGATGCAGGCAGATACTGCCGAGGCTCAGTCTGCGATCATAAACGCTCTGTCGGAAGTGAAGATCCCTGCCAGGGGCATTGCCGATCTAGCTAAGGCTAGGACTCGAAGAGACAATTTTCGCAAGGAGATTATAGGCTTATTCCCAAGCGTCAAGAAGCCGCCAGCGCCCATGACCGAGAAAGAGCGCCTTGGTTTAGAAGCTGCCAGATACCGTGCCGAGACAGAGCGTGAAAGATTAGCGGCGACAAAAGAAGAAAGAGCAGCAGCACGCAAAGAGAGGGAAGCAAAGCGCAAGTCTGATAAAGAAAAACGAGACGAAGCGAAACGTGCCCGACGAGCGAAGGGGAGAGTTTCCGGTGCCAAAACCCTGGGCCAACTGCGCGCACAAATAGAAAAAGAAATCGCCACTGCAACTAATCGAATCAAAGTCCAGTCGCCTCGGATGAGAACCGTCAGGGAGCGAATCGGAGTCCTCAAGAAAAGAGAAGGCGAACTTCTCAGGTTACAGGCCAAGCAAGAAAAGCCCGAAAAGCCAATTAAGCGGCCATCGAAAAAGGCACGTTCTAAGGAGATAGCTCTTTATGAAGCAGCCGTTAGAAGGCGTGATACTCGCGAAGCGGCCCGCAAGGAAGCATTATCAAAGACTGAGGGCGAACTCGAAAAAGTACGCACTTCAATAGCGGGCCTAAACCCAGAGTTTGTAGCGATGGGGGCAAGCAGAAATCGTCGAGAAAACTATCAGCGAGCACTGCGTGCCCTGCAAACGTCCGGTATGCCTGTAAGTGACATGCGAACCGCTCTTCAGAACTTAATTGGGTTGCAGGCAGACCCAGGAAGAGACGACAGTGAAGTGACCTCGATGTTCGCAGAGTTTGCGAGGAACCCAAGGTCTCTCCTCCAAATGCAACAGGATGACACGGCGAGATCGCCTCTGGTCTACAATCCAGCCACCAAAGACACCAAGGAAGAACGGTTTAAAGAAAACGCAAGAGTTCTAAATGCAGTATTTGATCGTGATGCAAAACGAAAAATAGCCGTCGAGCGAATTGGAGTCGGCAGAGTAAGAGCCTTAATTGAACAGGGAGAAGCCGGCGAGGTGCCCAGTGTAACTCTTGAGGGGGCCGATGGTGTTCTTAGTGAAAAGGGTCAGCGTATGTTGATTGAGCAATACCAAAGAGGGCGCTATCAACCCAACTACCGCTTTTACCATCCTATGACGTTCAGCGAGTAAGGGTGGCCGATGGCTTTTGAATTAGGTGAAATAGAGGAGGAGCCACTCCCTGAGCCTGAGCCATTGCCTAAGCCTCCTCTTGTAGTAGAGGAACAAGACCCATCCGCCATACCTAGTATTTCGGACGAGTCGTTTGACGAGTTGCTTCCATCTGATGATGAACTGCGTGTTACTCCCCGTCCGTATGACGATGAGACACCCGTTAGTGCTGCTGATGCTTATTTCAGGGACAGTGTGGACTTATATGGATCGCCAAAGGCAGCCATCGAGGCTTACCAGAGAATACCTGCGTTTGGAAAAGCCATCACCGCTGGCCGTGTCCTGTCTAAGATTAAGGGAATCGGCGATGGCGCTGTCTATGCTGCCTCGGATGTTCTAGCTCAGGCCCCTGTAACATTCGCCGCAATGACAGGTGGTAACAGTGCTGTTTTGGGCCAAGCAAAAGACGCCGTAGCAAAGGCGGAAGTTATACACGAGCAACTGGATGCGATCAGAGATAACCCGGATCTGTCACCCGAAGAAAAAGAGGCACAGATGATGCCTCTATTTACCCAACTAAAGGCGATCAGGGGAACCGTTGAGGAAAGCATAGATAACTGGAGAGAAACAAGCCCAGTAGTAAGGGGTATCGAAGATACCCAGAGGTTTCTACGAGAACGCAGGGGTGAGCCGAAGGAGGACACTCCCGAGGAGGACATCGAGGAACTGGGGTTTACCCCAGCAACGTGGGAAAACTTCGTTAAGGATACGAAAGATATAGCGGCTGCATTTCCCGGCTTGTTTAAGGCGCTACAGGCTGAGTCGCTTAGTGAGACCCCAGAAGAGGTGCAGGGTGTTCTCGACCTCATTGAGCAGGATTATAAATCAGGTAGGGATCTGTCGGAGACCATTCTCGGTGGTGCTATCGGTGGCAATGCACCCATTCTGTACGGCCTTGCGGCTGACCCAGTTGAAACGATCAGGTCAGCCCCTCTTGTAACTGCATTAACAGTCGTAAGCATGGTCACGGGTCTAAACGCTGCGCTTATTGGGGGGGCCAAGACCGCCGCTCAGGTCGTCCGCATACGGGGCTTGCGGAAACTGATTAACACCCTGGAGGATGCAGGGCTTGTCGATCCTGATGATGTAGCAGCTATCAAAGCAGCATATGAGCGAGGCGATATACGAAGGGTTGATGCCAGAGCAGAACAACTTGCTGCTCCAAAAAGAATGAAAGACTTCTTTGAGGGCTCTGAGGCTGCTGCTGCTCAGTTTGGAACCGAGATGGCAGAAGGTATTGATGCTGCCCGACGTGCATCTCAAAGAGCACAGGCCATCGAGGAGTTCCCTGGACGTGTAGGCGAGGCCCTAGCAGCACCTTTGCAGCCTATTGCAGACCTTCCCTTGGATCCACTGCTTCGCAAGGTTGGCATTGAACGTGGCGCTAAGAAGCGGGGCAAGGTTACTATTGGTGATGAGACCGAAGACCTCGGCGTAAAGCAGAGAATGGTCGGTGATGAAGCACTAACGCTCGGAGACCTCGCAAAGTCATCTGCTGTAGGTGCAGGGATCGGCTT